TTTTACTTTTGGAGCTGCTGGCGAGAATCGAACTCGCAACCACTTCATTACGAGTTAATACTGAATCGTGTATTTTTCAATACTTACGTTGATTATTGCAACGCATTTTATCAAAATTACTCTAATTCATAACCTCTCGGTTTTTTCGGCAACATCTCTATCATTATCATTCTTTGCTTGATTCCGTTTTTTCCGCCTAATCCTTCGTATATTTCAAATCGCGATTTTAGATTCTCATATTCATCTAGATATACAAAGCCCCGATTTATAACTATATCGCACATTGGTTCTAGGATGTCGTGGAGAATCCACATCATGCCTTCTACAAGGCATTCTCTCACGCTGTCTTCCGCTTTTTGTTTCTTTATCATATACCTTATGTACCCACCTAGCATACCGACAATAGCACCGATAATCAAGTCAATAATTGTACCCATTGCGGAGTGGCACGCTGTTATAATCATTTGATATATACCTTGCTTCCCTGGCGAGCGCAAATCCATCCGGATGGAATACGCATCCAATCTCCTCGCATTTCTAAGCAGGTTACCTGAGTGCCTGCACGTAAGCAAGCTAAGCTTCCAGCGAGTGCGTGTCTCTTGCCGTCCGCAGTCAGTTCGGAATACGCACGCTGCCTATACCCCGTTCCTGGACCAGTTCTTACGCGCATATCAGAAATTAATTGATATGTCCTGCCTGCAGCGTATGCGCTCGTGTTGCTAGGTGTATATGTCGGTGCTGATGTTGCTCCTGTTTTCGTGAGGTAGTCCATGCAAACCCAGCCGCCAGCTCCTACGGATCTACCCCAGTTGCCGCTCATTTCTACAATTCGAAGCGGTGTACCATTTGATAACGTGGTTACCCTTTCATAGTTTGTCCCTGGTCCTTTTCTTACATTAAGACCAACAGACGAATTAACATGATATAGTCCGTAATCTCCAGAGTTAGAGCTTGGCGGTGCTGCGCTCACTCCGTCAAAGTTTGGTCTCACAAACCCTCTTATATATCTACCATTGATAGGTACGCTTCTATATCCTACAACAGATGCCGCACTTTTATTACCTTCGATAACAGTGATCAGTCCGCCACCGACAGATACAACCACGCCTACATGGTCGGGTCCACCTACGTTATCACCATATCCGGAATCTTGCCAATCATATAGAATGAGATCTCCAGGGCTTGGTGTGTATGAATCGCTCTCAATCCATATCCCCATCTGTTTAGCCTTAGATATCATCGTACCGCAATTAGCACTAGCCGGAATCAGGTTACCAATACCTAGTTCGTACGCCCACGCAGATACAGCTGCGGCGCACCAAGGCGCAACATAATTCATTGGCCAACCATCCGGCTTATGCTGATTGAATATGTCTATTAGGCGGCGGTGTTTAGCCGAACCTCTAACTGCTCCGAGGTAACTAACTGCCGTCTGTCCAAACTGCTGACTTGTTGCCATTAACCTTTCGCCTCACTTTCCTCTTCATCCTCATTATCTTCGCTTGTCTTTTCCACATTGCTAACCTCTTCATTTGTGTTCGCCTCTAGAGTAGGCTGTTTATTTACGTAGTTATCAACATGCTGAGCGTATTCATTAATTTTTTTAGCTTCTTTTAGGTAATCTAGCAGCTCTTGCGACTGTTTAGCCTCTTCACTGTAATTGTGATTGAAATAGTGATTTACTGCATACGATATTACAAATGCAATCACATAGGCTATTTTACCTATATTCGTGTCACTAATCACCGGGACATTGACTCCGAATACCATTAGCACAGCGACTGCACCTGTGATAATCATTGCAATACCATCTCTTAATTTAGTTCTTTTGTTTTTATCCATATGTGCCTCCTACACTTTCTATAAATTCTACTTTAATAATTTTAAAAGAAATGAGGCTGTCATTTCGACAGCCTCACAATTCACCTTCTTTTCTTCTTCCTCTTGTTTCTAGTAGCGTATTTATAGCTTCTCTTTATAACAGCATCTGCAGTATACTTGCGATCTCCTGGGTATAGAGCTTCTATTTTTTGTGCATACACTCTCGCAGTTTCAACATCTCCGCGGGCAAGTGCCTTGTTGATATATGGATAGTAGCTATACCTTATACTTTGTTTTGCACTATATAACACCTCTTCGCGTTGGAAGTCGACATTCGTCGGATCTATACGTTCTATCTTTGCGAGTTGTTTTTCAACCTTTAAGTTGTTCTGGGCTTTAAGTCCATCAATAACCCCTTTGAGATATTCCTTCCGTATCCACTCTTTCGATTTTTCCATTGCTACCTCAGAAGTATATCGCTCTCCTTGAACTTCGATATTCATCTTGTTGAATTTGTTTGCGAGCTTTTCAGCCTCTTCAGTGTTGCCTTTCATGAGAGCATTCTCAATCTTTTTGAGTTGATCGGTTTTCACCTTATTAATTCTGCTTTGGAAGTATTCCTCTGCATTCAGCATACTATTTCTTGCTGCAAGACTCTTTGCGAGCTTTTCAGCCTCTTCATTCTTTCCTTTCTTGATAAAGTTATCCATTTCATCATTATGATTTCTCTTAATGCGATTAATCGTTTCTTTATCGATTTTCTCTCTTGTGTATTCTTTATCGTTTTCAAGAATGTATTTAGCTGCCTTTTCTCTCGTTTCGCTATCGTACTTTTCAGAGTCGGTCGCAACGCTTTTAAAGTAACCTTTATTGCCCTTGTATGTTTTCTCGATTTTCGCGAAGTCCATTAGCAAATCTTGTTTTGTATTTGCACCGGTGAAAAAGTCATGTATTGATGCTAAATATGTAAATGAGCCCTTTAAATCCCTGTAAACTATATCTACAGGAAGTCCGAAGAATACACCTGCAGCATTAGCGACCTTTTCAAGTTTTGTAACTAAACTATTTTTAGAATCTACGCATGCCTTGTATGCGTCGCTAATTTTTACGAACAGAGACATGTCTAATCTTGATGGTGTATATCCTTGTAGTGCCGACTGGATATCCTTTCCTACAGGCAGCATAGCTATAGGATTTAGTTCCCCAAACAGATTTCCATCTGTATGGAGTTTGTTTTCCCCTAGAAGCGCATCAAGGAATCGTTCGACAAAATTCTTATCCTTTTTATCATCGTCTGCAATGTGTCTTATCATAGCGTCATAAACAGATTTCATAACCGCCATTGCTGCCGCCGACGTTACGAACCAACCAAACTGTTTTGCAACTAGCTTTCTGGCTTCTGATACGTTGCCCTCGTCATACATTTGCTTTGCAATTTGCGTATTAGTAATAAACAGCGACAGTGTTTTAGTTGGCTCGGATAAGAACGCTGTAAGCACTGATGAACCTACATCCTTTTGCCTCATTAGTTCGGACCTTGATAGTACAGAGTCAAATACCTGAGTTCTATACACAACTTCTCTAAACTGTTCATTTACTGCTTGCCAGTAACCCTCGTCGCCTTCATGGATGTTCATTGTGTCTTCAACTTTGAGCTTACAAGCACCCCAGATTTTACCCCATGTCATATTGTCAAGGAAACCGTACATATCAAGAGTCACTTTCTCTAGTTTATTTTCCTTGTTAATCATGGCATTAGTAAGGCTTGGCCCTACGTCTGTTGAATAATAGCCTAGGTCTTTCCACACAGCGACACCTGAGTGCTGTTGCATCTCTTTTACCGCGTCGCGTGAATACTTGCTCCTAGCTAGATATTTTGGATTTATCACGGCGGATGCTCTAACGATTGACATAGGCTGCTGCATGGCCACTCTTCCGTTGGCTGCAATTGCAGCACGCTTTGCGGTTCCTATAATCTTAGTTGTGATAGGCATCTCGCTTTTTGCGATATTGCCGTTTACATCCTTTAAAAATTTCTCTATGTATTCATTAGCCTCTCTACCATATGCACGCTCAATCGCCTCTCTAACAGAGCCTTTAATTACGCCATCTTCTCCATAGTCTCTGTAGTTCCACACGTTCTCTAGGTCTTGTAGCGGCATAGATAGCGCCTGGTACGCACTCATAGCGCTTATATGGTTTGATGCGACACTTAATACGTTATCTAATACAACCGCATTCTTTGCTGATGGTTTCGTTTTCTTTGCAAATCCTGGATTGATAATTTTAGTTACCGCTGCCTCTTCAACATTAGCATCTACAGTCTCTCTCGCAATTTTGATAGGGAAATAGTTTTCTTCTGTAAACTTGTTATATCCCCATACCCTCATAGATACTTCATTTCCCCAATCAGAAACTGTTGTATTTAGATAATGCTGAATCATCTTTGCACACTTTATTTCTTCCGGAGATAAGCTCTTAACGATATTTATAATATCACTATGCGTTATCTTTTCTCTCTGCATGGAGCTTTTTCTAAGTACAGTGTTTTTGCCGAGTTTCTTCGGTTTAACTTCTGCAGTCTGGATACCACCAGTAAGAATGTGTTCTAACGCCTGCTTTCTTTCGCTGAGAAGGAATAGTGTTACCATCTGCCCATGAGTTAGGTTTAAGGTTTTCCCAGATTCCAGCTTGAAGGATTCTACTTTTGAATCTTCCCAGATAGTATTAAATGCATCTTCTCCTACAGCCTCTTGAATTCTCTGAAATTCATTTTGGGCGCTCTTAACATTCATAGCGTGATCATCAAATCCGATTGTTATCTCTTTAAACAGTTTGTTAAGTGTGCCACCTAGTACAGCAAACCTATCTGCAGGATTAATGTTCCTCGAGAATATGAACTTGGATACAGCACTAGCTCCGCCAGCATAGCGATTCTTTTCTGCCTTTTTACTGAGTTCGTTAATTACTGCATTTCCTGTTCCGCTGATTGTCTTGTACTGATCATACTTAAGCATATCGTTATGCTTGTTGACAATGGTATCTAGTCCTCTAATAACGTCTCTCACGCTTTCGATTGTATCGGCGTCCATATCGACAAGCCTTGATTCTTTTAAAGCCTCAAGAACTGAATCAATTTGATTCATAAAATCTTCGTCCTCAACAAAACTAAACGTACTATCTCCATCGTTCTTTTCTTCAAGAACTTTGCGATATTCGTTTTTTAGCTCCATGAAATTTTCATAGGTCTTGTTATATCCGTGCGTTTCATAGAACGCATCGCCACGTTCTGTAGAAAAATCCATTTCATGAAGAACCTTTGCGATAGATTTCCTGAACTCTTCCGGCATAAACTGCGTATTAGTAGGTTTTAACAGCTTGTTTGATAGCTTATTTGAGTACCACTTAATGCTATTAATTGCCTTACTCTTTCTGTTCAGTTCGCTACGTTCTTTTCTTAGGTCTCGTTTTAGCTCACTTACTGACTCTCTTTCTTCTTTAATGGCACTTTCAAGTTCTTCTATAGCCTTGTCTTTTTCTGCTATCTCCTCTTCATGTTTCTTTTCTGCTTTTTGTCTCTTTATTGTCTCCCTTTCTTTTATTTTGTTTCTCGCTTCTTTTACGGCGGCTTTAAGCTTTTCTTGCTGCTTATCTGCATAGGTCATTTCTGGTTTCATAGAAATTGCGTTATCTAGTATCAATTCTGTGATATCACTAGCAACGTTTTTATATTCACCATTAATTAGACCGTCTGTCTCTGCAGATGTTTCAACCATATCTACAGCGTTACACAAGTTCTTTACAGCCTCTTCTGCATCTGATGCATCTGATGCGAATAGTTCAGGGTATTTCTCGCCTAGTTTATTCTGGAAGAAGTCATACACTAGTTCAGCAGGCATTGTATGTTCACTGTTGATATCTGTTGTGAATCTCAACGCGTGACCGTATCTAGCTTTTAGATCCTGGTAATTTAATTTCTTTGCTAATTCTGGAGAGATATAAATTTTACCTACACTAAGTAGTTCTATTACTTGCTTCTTAGTTTGTAGGTTTTCTTTTATATTTGTCTCATTTGAATTAAGAAGTGCATTTGATAACCTTGCAGCTGCAGAATATGCTGCACTAGCGCTTGGTGTTCCCTGGCGTACGGCCGTCCAAACTTCCTCATAGAGCCTCATACCATCTTCTATAGGAATCTTTGAACCGGTGTCGTTAATCAGCTTGCTTATAAGCTTCTTTGACTTTGTTTGTTCCGGCTTATCCATAGCGCTTCTTTTCATGCTAGCTTTTAGCTTACTGATTCTTGCCTCTTGCTTATCTGCATAAGTAACAATAGGCTTAATCTCACCAAGACTGGCTTCTAGATTAGCTTTAACATCCTTTATTAGTTCATCTTCGTATTCAGCAATTTCTTTTTCGGTGTACTGAGTTAGATTTGCACCGCCGTCAAAAAGATAAACTTTATTATCTTTTACCGATGCATACTCAGCAATTGTAGCTAGAGCTGTAACAAAATCTGTAACGTCGTCTAGGCTTCGTCCGTCAACCTTGATAGTGTCTCCGAACAGCTCATTCATTTCTGATAGCATGTCATCGACTGGAACAGCGTATTCCATTCTATCGATGTTCTTATTAAGTTTTATTTTGAAAGCACCATCGATATAATCTTTAAACTTCCCAAATGTACCGTATCTATTCTTGATTTCTGCTTCTAAATCTTCATCGATAGAGATAGTCATATTTTTGAGGTATCTCTGTACATCCCTTATTTCTGGAGATACGCGATTAGTCTCATAAGTGTTCTTGACAATCTCTCTTGTTATTTCGTTTAATAACCTCTCCTTTGTTGCGTCATCACCTGATTTAGCTGCTTTATAAAGATTGTGATAATCAATACGTAAATCTTCTGCTTTTACATCTGAACCGACCTCTGTTATTAGTTCTTTTAGGTAACTAACAACAGATGACCTGTTAGGTATGGTCCCCTTTGTTTTAGTCTGATTTAGAATCAGTGCATCGATTTTCTTGTTAAGCTGCCTGATGGTGTTAGAATCAGCTTGCTGATTGTTAGGGATGTCGAAGATGCTGTTTTTTCTCTGGTACTTTTTCTTGACCTCTTCATCGTTTTGTGATAGATTTACACTATCAATACCAACATGGGCGTTATTTTTACTATCTTCATTGATAGCTTGCCAATGTTGGTCTTTTTTTATTTTTTCGAATTTAATGTTGTAAATAAAATCCCCATCAGTTCGGTTTTGCACATTAATCAATAATTTATACGGCGTTTCTCCTATTACAATTTCTTTTTTGTAGTACTCCCATTTGATTACATTTTTGTATTCCTTCTTTTCAGGTCCGGATCTTATGTATTCCGAATTCTGTAACAGTTTCGATAAATCTCCTTCATAGAATAGATTCACCTTTTTATTAAATGCATTAATCGATTTTGTTTGTTTGTCACCGTAAAAATTCTTTCCTGCGAAATCCTCGTGTGGCTTAGCTGTATACTTTCTACCTTTGCCGTTATCGAATTCAACATTTAACACTTCTCCGTTTTCAAATCTCTCTGTTAATTCTGTTCGCTTTTCTTTTTTTGTGAGTTTTTTCGTTTTGCTAGAAATTGAGAATACATCTCTGCCCTCTGAATCCTTACCCTTATACATGAATTTGATTTCATCATCGTTGTTAACAGCCTCTTCAAATTTATCTATTTCAGGATTCATTAAAGCTTCTATCCACATTTCTTGTGCTTTTTCCAGGATTCCTAGTTCTTCAAGCCACTTACCGCGGTATTCCCCTTTTAATGCGTTTATAACATTCTTGCTTAATGTGTTTAGCTTATCTACCGTAGACTTAATAGCCTTGAGGATTGTTTCTCCAAGGCTTCTATTTTTTTCTATAAGTGTTTTAACCGCTGCCTCTGCATCGGCATCACCTTTCCAGAATACATCTGTAGCATCCGCTAGCAATTCATCTTCTGCTTCGGCACGTGATATGTCCTTGTAGTCATTCATATACTTGTTGAGTTTATTTTCATACTCAGCAAGATTTGAGTTATAGAATTCATCAAGCACATACTTTTTAAATGCTGCATACTGCCTAGGTGAATTAACCTGGATATGGTGTGTTACCTCATGTTTTAAAACATCAACGACAGGGCTATCTGATTTCATGGAGATATGGATAGTTCCATTCTTGTAATAGCCGTTTACTTCCTTATCTTCAGAGTCTTTGATATTCTCTTCAAGAGATATTTCAACGCCAAAAGACTTAGCGAGTGTTCTGTATGCATTGATCATAGAACTACTCATGCTTACGTTCTCACCAAGTGTTACTCTTCCGGCTTTAAATCCTATCGGTAGCTTTGACTTATTTGTAATGATGTTGTTATCTTCTCTCTCGGCTTTTCCTATCTCGTATATCTTTTTACGTATATCTGCAGGTACTAGCTCACTCTGGAATATAGCCTTGTCAAGATTCTTGTAGTCTAATCCTCTTCTTCCAGAATCGTAGAAGTAATTAAATGCGTGTGCATAGTTTATAAACTCTTCGCCTTCCTTCACATCCTTTGCGCCTTCATCGAACAGTTTTTCTAGTTCCGGATTTGTATTCATGCCAACAGATGCTAGCATTTCTTTTTTTGCTGCATCCTTTGCTTTTGGTAATATTTCTTCAACGTTGCTCTCGTATCTCGCTCCCATAAACGAGTTTAATTCTTTCTTAAAGTGCTGCGTTTCTCTAGCACCGCCCATTATCATTCCATTGTTCATTCTAGGCAGCATTCCTACGTTTAAATCCTGCGTTGTTTCGTTCTGGATTAATTCAAGAGCTGGATTGTTATCTACTGTGAATAGTACATTTTCTACATCTGCACTACTTCCTGTTCCCTCTAATATCCTGGCTACCGGGAATGATAATTCATCAATAGTCTTTTTAGGAGTATCTGCATCCTGTAGATACTTCCTAACTTCTTTTTCTCTGTTCGCAACTTTTTGAGTTAAAAGCACGGATGCTTTTTCTCTATCGTATTCAGTGTTTAGTCCTTTTTCGGATCTGATAATAAAACTACCGGATACATTCTCTGCGCCTCTTATACGCGACTTCTTTGCAGCGCTCAAAAGCACCTGGTCATGTTCTGTTAATTCTCTTCCGGATTCAATTTTATGTTTCAAATCCAGAATAGCGTTATTCAGAACTTTACCTCCCTTAAGCCTGTTCTTGTCAATTGATCTAGCGAAATTGTTTGCACTAGATTTTTCAGACATAGCAAGACCTGCCTGCAGTATTTTTTCTTTATCTTCTGCAGACAGTTCGATATTCATATTCACTCCACTAGGGCCACCAACAATACCACCTATCGCTGTACCTACTATTCCCTGGTACACAGCATCTGCAAGATACCCTGTAGGGTTTTCTGCAATTTTCTTAAACGCATCAGGATCGTAAAATCTATCAGATATTGGCTGGAGAATTGCATTCATGAATTCTTCTACACCTTCGGATGATGCAGCTAGACCAAGCTTAATCGCTTTATATCTTATCTCATCTGCCGCAGTTCCCTTTGCAAATCTAGCAGCCATTTTGTTAGCAAACTTTTCAGCACCGTTATCTAACAGTCCTCGACCGGTAGAATTCCTCATAATATTTGAGGTACTCCACATTTTTTCAGTTCCGATATTGATTCCTGCGTTTGTTAATCCTGTGCCCCACTGAGAATATATACCAGCACCTGCAGCTCTCGCATCTCCTGCGCCTTGTCCGAATGCGTTTACGCCCATTACAGGGAGTATTCCTACACCTGTAAATTTACCTACAGCTAAATCAGCAAGGAAACCTAGCGTTCCTTGCGCAATATCTATAGCAAACTTCTGACCAGCGCTAGGCTTTTCAATTACGCCCTCTCTTGGTTCGTTGCCGTTTTTATCTTTTAAGTATAACTTCCTCTTAAACTTACCTGCTTTGGTGTCATACTGCAGCTCTGTTTTATAAATACCTGCCTCTTTCGCCATGTAGTTAAGTGCTTCGGCTTTTTGCCTCGTTTTTTCTACGTATTTATAAAATCCACTAAATGCATCTCTAGCATCTTTTGACAGCTTGTCAGCGTCTAGCATTCCGTTTTTGATGTATCCTAGTTCGCTGTACCTCTTTAGATCCTGATGCATACTCTTAGGATCGAGTGTAGGTGTTGAGGTAATCGTCCACGCTGCATTTAGTAAATCTGATTTTTTAGATTCAGCCAGACCTCTAAGAGCGTATTTCATTCTTTCATCGGAATTGTTATTTACGCCTGCCATCTGCGTATTATTGAATATATCATTCGCACGCCTTACAGGGTCTTTGCTTACATAATGCTTGTTATCTCCGTAGACAATTCTCTTTACTGCTTTTCTTGCAGCTGCTCTTGCCTCTGCAGGTGTATTTCTTCTAAACGCTATAGGAGCGTATCCCATTCTGGCAGCCTTTTTATACGTTTGAGATTTAACCGACTTACCTTTTTTAGCCTTACCTGTTAAAATCCCCTTCACTGCATTCTGGGCAATTTGAGCAGCAACACTAGGAACATATGATACAACTTGTGTTGATTGCTCTTGATAATTTCCACCTCTTCCTCTTCTTCCTTTTCGGCCGCGTCTACCGCCCCCAGAGCGCCGACCTGCTCTAGAGGCTGAGTCTTTTTTTAACTGATACTCTCTTTCCCAGTGTGAGTCACTCACGCTGTCTCTTCCTTGCTGATAGTTAAAGTTTCTTTCCCAGTGACTGTCTGATACATTATCTCTTTGTTTTTGGTAATCAAAATTCTTGTCCCAATGTGAATCAGCAACACTGTCTCGTAACTTCTGGTAATCAAATGTTTTATCCCAATGTTGATCAGCGACATTGTCTCTTCCCTGCTGATAATTAAAGTTTCTCTGATCAGTAAATCTACTATACGCCGAGTCATCTAGTGACTTCATAGTTCCAAGTAGATTTAAGCCGTAGTTTCTATCTGCGTTAAATCTGTCATACGCCAAACGTTCAAGCTCTGGTATCTTATCTGTTAAAGCTTGATTGTACTGATTCTGTGCCTGTGCCGCTGCACTTACCGCATAAGAACTAGCCCTACCACCTGTTAATGCTGCTTGGTTTGCAATTGTATTTTCATTAGCCCTGTCACCTAGTCTTGCATACTCTTTAGCAAGTGCCTGATATGACGCATCTGTCATAGGATCGTACTTAAAATTAGCTGTGTTATCCTGTGCCTTCTGTACAAGCGCTGCAATCTGCTCGCTGTATGCGCTTTTAAATGGATCTTTATTTGCCATGCCTTCCTCCTGGTTTTCTTTTTTATTACATATTACACTTGTATTTATGATTTTTCGCTCTCTTCATAATGCAGAAAACGCCACCAACTTAACAGTTGATGACGTTTCCAGTACATCCTACTACAACGTGGTAGTCGATTAACAAAATTATGATTCGTATATGAATAAATCACTTTGAGCTTGCCAGGACCCTCGCCTAACTTCATACACATGTCCTGCCACTACGGGCACTGTTATCGTGCCGTAATGTTGATTGTACTCTATAGTGTGCATTCCGATATATGCATCAATATTTTTGTCTTTGATGAAAATATATGCCGAGTCAGCTTGCGCTCGTCCAGTGCATACAAGCGTTCCATTCTGCGGCGCAGTCCACGTACCGCCTAGTGTAACGCGTTCTTGGGTTTTTGTTCTACCCCCCCCCATGTACTATACCTATCATAACTTCCTCCTAGTAGTATAAAACATTTACTTCAAATTCTTGTTTCTGCAGCCCTGTTAATCTTCCATTTACTGCAATTTCAACACTTCTTTTTTTATCATCCCAAGAATAGCCGTAGAATACCGCAGTCCACACATCATCTACATCAGCCCTGTGTTTTGGATGAACTTGCGCAAGTATTACTTTACTATCCGGAGGTATTCCTAGTTCTGATTGTGAGACAGATCTCATTGCTACTCCACCGTTTGTAGCCACAACCACATCTTTGGTTGCGGTTTTTATTTCTTTCGTTGCTCCATGTACTGAACCTATGCTCATTAATTACCTCCTGCAGCGTCCTGCGCTTCTAAACTCATAGATTTTGTAAACTTGCAATTGATTCTGATATCTTCTTTAGGCTCTCTCGTTAGGTATACCTTAAGGTAGATATCGTTAGCTGATTGCTCGTATAATCCAGATTCTGTATTTGGTTCAAGAGCACATATTGGATACAGTTCTGAACATATTTTTTCAGGGTATAATTCCGGCAGCCACTTTTCATCCACTTGTTCTCCTACCATGTCTCTAGGGAGCGCTAGTTCAAATATGTATTTCGCTCCTGGAAATCTAGTTGAATCCATTAGCACGGAATTTGTAGATATCTGGATATCAATAATTACAACTCCATTTCTAATACCTCTAACCGGTCCTCTGAACACTGTTTCTTTTTTGAATTCCGCACCTTTCGATACAATCATATCGAGATCACATTCAAATGCATCTCTTTCGGATGGTTTGCCAAGTGCAAACCCCCTTCCGGTCATTCTGAAATCAAACAGTTTGAAAGCGGATTGAAAAAACATGTGGCTCACTCCGTCACCACCTAGTCCATCTGATGCATACAGTGCAAAACTGTGTGTATACGATTTATTAACTGCCACAGTTACATCATATGTTGATGTAACCCACCCAGATTCATCAGTATCTGTTTTGATTAGTTTTGTGGTGATGTTGGTCGGTTTGTAAGCTGATTCATTCGACCTTTTGATTTTGCCGGATAAGGTTATTTTATCTACTTTCTTTGCAGCGCCACTCACGTTTATAGGGAACCACCCAACTTGAACCTGTGCAGTTCGATAGCTTCCGCCTTTTTTCGCCGTTCCATCTGCATTTGACTCGTAAGGATTTTTAACTACCGTGATTCTTGGTTCGCCATAAAGTGCCAATTTTGTAATGCATTTACCACTTTCATTTAATGCATTCTTTTCGTTTGCAGCGCTGATGTATGCTATTAGTGGTTCGTATTCATGATATACTGGCGAAAAATAGTGAGTCGGTACTAGCACATCTGGGAGTTCAAATCTATAATTTAATTCATCTCCGCTTTCGGTTATAGAGTATGAATTTGGACTCTTTAATTCATTCACGTTTATTTTTTTGTTTTCACAAATAGTAACTGTTTTTAGCCTTACCTCTTCATCGTAGGTTGACGCATACAAATAGTAAGGCTTCATTTTATCTGTAAGCGTGCCATGAACCACTGGTGTTACCGTTGAGTATCCTGGTATAATGCATCCGTATCCCTCTTCAAGAGAGCTGTATTTTTTATCTACCGGGATGAATTCATATATGCATGTATTTGCCATTAATCTTCTACCTTTCCAAATGATAAACTGCCTGTTTCGGTATCAGGCATGAACGCAAATTTGCCAAGCTTTATACTGCTGAGGACCTCCGCATTTTGTATATACAGTTTGTTATCGCTCATATACGCAACTTCTATTCCTTCTTGCATGAACCTCAGTTTGTCATTATCTAGATTCATGGATATTCTGTTGCCACTTTTGCCTATAGATATTCCGTTCTTATCTAGTCTTATAGTGCTTAATATCTCGCTATATTTTTTGTCTGAATCAAACTTTAAATCGTTTATATTCTTAAGTGTCTCGCGAAATTTAACATCCACAGAGCTATCTGTTTGAGATATTTGAGATTCGATATTAGCAATCTTATCGTCCATATCAGCCGAGGAATAATATTCCGTTTGGATTTTCCTAGTTATGTTTTCAGCGGTGTCTGAAATTTCTTTTTTCGTTTCTCTACTCAAATTCGCCAGTTGTTCTAGTGTATTTTCGTGATTTTCCACGGCTTTATTGTATGCGTTTTTAGCCGCTGCATACGAACTTGACACCTGAACATCTGAGTAGTAAAAGCTTCCATCCGAGAAAACGCTTTGATCTACATAGTATAGGTTGTTTGTACTCCCTTCTATGTAGTTGGGTTCTGTTATAGTCCACGGGCTAGGCGGAACTTTAAGCGCTGGTTTCTCTGGAGTCTCTACCGCTAAATAATACCACCTAGTATAGGAGCTTACGCTTACGCCATTATCGCCTTTGACTTTCGTCCACTTATACGCTTTAGGATCTGCGCTAGCTACATCTTTAAAATCTGTGTAGATTCCTATATATGTTCTTCCGGTGCTATCCGTGGTGCTAAACCCCACTGTGCCATCTCCACTACTTGCATAAGCGATATGGACTCTGGGTGCTTCTTTATTCACCTTGCTTTCAGATGTTTCTTTTTTCTTGCTTGGTTCTTTTGATACGTTCATGATTTCCATGAGTACTTCATCTGCGAGTTTTCGCAAGTTTTCATCTATCGTCTTGAGTGCAAGGCTTTCATCTGACATATCTGTTCTATTTGGTACAGTTATCATGGTCTATCACTCCTGCCTCTATAGTATCTTGTAAGTGATTCAATATCTGTTCTTCCCACTCCCTCAATTTTTATAGAGAATTTCGCTTGCCTATTAGGGATAATTGGAACACTAAGCGTTTTCCCTCGCTCTGTTTCGCACTCGTATATTGGCTCCCATTCACCGTTACTACTTTGAGTACTTATCCTTAGTTGTGCTCCCGGCTGCATATCTAATCTCATGTTTATTTTTTTATAAGACTTCATATTCTCTACGAATTCATCGAACGGTCCGAATACAGCAAACCACTTAATATCATCTTCCGGACGTTTTCCTGTAGTGGTCCAAATGTTGCCATCTGCTATGTATATAAGCTCGTTATTCACATTGGCAAAGGCTGTTACTTTTGTTTCATCTTCCTTGTGCCATAGTCTGCGAAGTATATCGTAAGTGAAGATATTGTACTTATTTTCGCTTTCATTTAGCATCGAAATGTAATATTTCTTACCATTACTTCCGCCGACAGCTGATTTGAACTGATAATCTCCGAACGCTTCGGATATCATTACCGGATATGTGCCGCCATCATAAGCCATTACGCCTGTTAATGAGTGGTAGTACAATACACCATTCACAATTACAGCCGATTTATCAGAGCCTTTTCTTATTCCAAAGCACTCAGTGCTGTATAGCTGATATTGACTTGGCATACTTCCGAACACTTTATGCATGTGGTGTTCTTTAAAGAAAATTAGGTGCGTAGGATATGCAGCGCACCCTGTAAATTCACCATCTGAACCAACCTCTAGTGCGTATGAATCGTTTGCTAGCGACTGGAAGTAGTTCCAGTTAAGTGGGTCTCCCAACTTACTAGCATATATCGTGTTGTCCTCGCTCCTACAGCCCCACAATCTATTATTGCTTTCCATAACGTAATCAAGGTCCGGGATTTCTCGTGCGAGTTTTACTTCCTCTTCAACATACGACTCCTTAGTTACATCGTCACTCGGCATTCTGAATGAATTCTCGTAAGTGGTAATTGTGCTACCTTCTATGCTTTTAATAACAATCACCGTGTTGTTTCCAGGCTGTTTTTTACACCCCGATATTTCAATCGCATCACCAACAGAAAATTCAGATAGATCTGCACCAACTAAATATATGCTGCCTGGCTTAATTGTTGCCGTGGCGCGCACCGATGCATCCATGTGCTTTACAGTGTTATCTGTAATATCTAGATACACCTTGTCTGGCCATATGCAGATTTTGTTATTATGTGCCACCATAGTTTTAGGCATAATGTTATTTATTCGTTTTTGGTAATCCGTGCCACCTTTAGAGTATTTGATAAATGTTCTTATCTCTCCATCTACCTCATATCTATCTATGATGTATGGCACATTGTTTTTTACGATGATATCTCTTGGATGTTGCACCGGCATATCTATGATATTTCTTGGTGCTCTTTGAGATAACACCGGATACTTATCAGATGACAAGTTGTACATATCTCTCATTTCGCCATCATCTATTACAGCATTTGCGTTATATCCTTTGAACTGTAATACCGACTGTTTGCCGTTTATCTTCGGCTGTATTTCCTTGAGTAGCATATTGCCTCCTAAAAGAAGTTTTTAATTTTTAAGTTCTTAAACCTATTACTTTTTGTGATGTAATAGTTACGTGCATCTACTGCTCGGCTATTGTATAAGCTAAGCCAGGCGTTGAACGAATCCCACTCTTCCATAGCCTGACACGTCATAGCTGCCACATAATATACATAAATTAAATCAAACGGCTTTTCTAGTAGCAGCTCTTCTGTTTGCGTATCGCTAGTTACCTGCCTCTTCATGTCTTTTTCTTCGAGATTCAACAGTTCTCTCTGAACTATATTTTCTATCTCGTTAACATACGCTATCTTTTCTTCGTCAGTGCACGTGTTCGGACAACGATCGTTAACCGTCTTAATTACTTCTGCTGTATTCATATTTAACCCTCATTTACCTTGTTTTTAAGCGATATCCAGTCATTAGCTTTAATATCTCCATTAGAGATAACATTTAAAGCTAACGTTCTTCTTAACTCATTATGCTTTTCAAGTGTGATAAGTTCGCCCTCTTCAATAAACATTAAACTGCTACCAACTTTTTTATTGATAAAGCGTATAAGTCTATTTACCTCAGTACTTGTTAAAGCGATTTCGTTTTGCGCATTAACAATACTGTCATATTCGAAGCGGTGATATGTATACACTGGAATCGCCAGAGAGTAAGATATCTTTGTTGAATCTGTGGCATATCCTTTTATCCTGATTAGGTATTCAGTATTACCGCTAGGTAAAGTTATTGTGAGCTTTGGCTTATATTTAGTTGTTATAAGCCTCGTCCACTCTCTTTCACCAATCTTGTATTCAACGTCATAGCTCATTTCGTCTCTGTCATCGTTAACAAACCAGTTGATAACAGCATCTTTAGTTCTGATAACAGATTCAATGCTTTTGATAACAGGGATTGCAACAAACCCCATTTCTCTTGTCTTAACAGTTTCAGTCCAAGACTTTATAATCTGGGAATCTCTATAGATTTCAACTATGACTTCATAGTCAGTAAAAGCTTTAAGGTTTTTTAGGTTTACAAATGCGCTTTCATTTCCTGTTGTCACGCTCTCTTCTCTATATTCTGATTCCTGCGCAGCTTTATACTTCGCTTTTATAGTGCGTTCCCACCCGGTATTCACCATATGAGATACGTTTACCTGAATGTTACTGTATGTATCTGATTCGGCTTTTATAACTGCGCTACTTGGTTTAAGTGAATCAGATACAACAGTCTCTTTTAAAATGTTGTCCTTGCGTTTAATGAGCGTTCTAACATCATATCTACAGCCTGTTGTGAGTTTTTCAAACTTTCTCGCCTTTGTGCTTACACCTACAGGTAGTTCTTCTTCTCCCATGTACTGAAAATTTCCTGCACCTGCTGGCCTTATATACCACTCTAGCGTTCTAGTGTATGAAATGTTTGAATTAACCTCTTCAACCGCTATTAGTTCACTTTCTGTAGTAGTTGTAGTCAGCTCTCCTTTTGCGGTAGGTAGTGCAATCACTGAGTCAAACGAAGTTATTTTGTAGCCATCCACGAATTCCTCTACTGATATTTCATAGCTAGTATTAGCTACAAGGTCATTAAATGCCATGCTGCAATCTCTACTGCTGTTAGACACGGTTTTATTTCCAATATGTTTCCATGCCTCACCTTTTGCCCTATGCCAAAAACGGAGCTCTTTTTCATATCCTGTAGGTAGTCCGCTTATATTAACTATCATTCCGGATTCAGTAATATCTTTTAATGTTAATAGTCCGGCTGTGCTTAATGGCGGTGCCGGTAAAGCTCCGCCACTTTCCCACACCCTCTGTCCGTATCTAGGTTTGTTTGATGTTAGTACAATCTTGATATGGGCATTGCCAGAAACACGTTTAACAGCATAATGCGGCGTCGAATTACTAATACCTGACCATCTTATAGGCTTATTCTGTTTTAACCTCGTAGTGCCCATATATTGTCCGTCTATGTACACTGCCATATCCAGGTACCAGCCGTACCAAGACTGCCTATAGTCTAAACCGTGGATATATGTGTTTATACGGTAATACATATATGCGCCATCACGATAATAATCTGTTGTAGCAGTAAGTCTGATTCTAGGACCACTATGTATCACCCATTGATTAAATAGAGTTGTTGCCATATCATCACCTACTTATATACTGCAAAGCATTTAGCCTCACTCCATGCACCGCCAGCGTAGTATTTAACCTTGCCGCTTACGTTATCTAGCCAGAGCAAACTCTTATCTTCTGGTTCAGTTCCTGATATAGCAACTTCCGGCTTGTTTAATACCTTAACTTCCGAGCCACCTATATATAGCAATCCTTTTGACTTATCAAATCCTAGCTGTCCTTCTTCAATTCCATCTTTACCGTCCTTGATTGGATAGATACCTTTTAATCTGGTTTCAAGGCTAGATGAAGTGATAAGCGATGTAACATCAAAGTTACTACCGGTTATCTCGTTAGCTATCTGCACAAATGCGCTGTATAAATCATCTAGATAACCCTGTTTTTCCTGGATGTTTTCTAGAATCTTATTTGCCTGCGCAATAATACCTGCAGTCTCACTTGCTCTTAACTTCTCCGCTCTTTCCCTCGCTTCTTCGGCCGCCTTATATGTCGACACCTCTTTTACAAGCGCAAGGAGTACCGGATAATATTCTTCTTTCTCAATCTCGGTATTGTCTATGTTTCCATCTGATACATTGTATGTAAATCTTGATGTAGTCATCTTTTTGCCGTTTGTGTATATGGAAATATCCACGAAGTACAAACCTACAAGTTTTGTGACTTCTGGAACCGGCTTATATGTTAGAAATCCTTGCGCCGCATCTTCAACCGTTAAGTGGTCTCCTATGCAATCAACAAAGGCTTTTCCATCTGGGCGGATAATTTCGATTGTTACAGCGGTATACTCTGAAAAATCAAATGAGCTGCTGCCATTTAGTAACTTGATGTCGATTGCTGCATCGTCATCGAACTGCACTAGTCCATTAACAATGATGGACTTTACTTTATTTATATCTACCGTTACGCTGATTCTTTTCATATTGTCTCCTTAATAAATTAAGCGAGAGCCTCAGCCCTCGCTTTACACAGCGTTATAGCTGCCTTATAGCCTATTCTCGAGTTCCTTGTACTGCTGCTGCGCCTCTTCTTCGTAGTCAGCGGCAAGTCCTGCCTGCTTCATAGAGTCCTCAATAACAAGCTGCACCTTTCTCGGTACCATAACCTTGACGCCTCTCTTAATCTGATAGTTCTTGCCGTTAAGTGTAACTACTAGATCATCAGAGTATTTATCCGAATCCTTGAATAGCATAATCTCAACAAGTTCTTCTAGGTAATCATTGCTTACCGTAGCAGTATTTTCAGCAACCTCTTCATCTGCAGTGTTTTCTACCGCCTCAGTAACATCTTCATCTGTCATAGTTTCAACAGCTTCTAGTTCTTCATTCTTCTTTGCCATAATTCTTTCTCCTTATATCAATATTGCTAGCCTGCAGAATTACAGGCTAGCTTTATGAATTAGTTTGGATCAGATTCCAGTGTTACGCAGTGCTCGCATCTTACGATGTAAGGGCTAACTAGAAGCTCTGCAGTTTTTGCAGCCTTCCATCCAGCAGTTGCTCTCTGATTGAGTGGATCTGCCGTTCCTGCTGAACCCTTCTGCTTAACAATCATCTCGAGTCCGCCACCTTCAATCTCGGTAGTTCCGTATGCGTTAGCACCTAGGAATAGTGTTCCATAGATTCTAGCTCCGGATGTGCTCTTCTCGTTGAAGATTTTAGCCTCTGTAGACTCGATAAATCTTACTCCTGCAATCTTTCCAACCTCTCCCTCGAAGATCTGAGTTGAACCTGCATACTTCGATGCATCAATCCATGCCGGATCAGACTGTAGGTCGTACGAGGTATCAGGATTGATAATAGCGACGTAATACTTGTCAATCTTTGGAGCGTTAGCATTCTTAAGAATTCTAGCAGCCCTCTTGACTGTGTCTACAGTTAACCTATCGTCCTTGGTTAGTGCTGCTCTTGCCGACTTACCGCCTGCGTAAAGTACGTTAGTACCTGAGTGCATAACCTCTCTTGTAACTGTATCAAGCGTTCTTCCTGCCTGGTCAGATAGCAGCTGCTGTGATTCTAGCAGGTTATTATCTAGTGCAGTGAGAAGCAGCATATCTGATAGCGTTACATAGTCACCGTACTGCTTGATGGTCGCAGAAACTTCTGTCATCTGGAGCTTTCTTCCGTCCGGCGTAACACCCTCTGTAAGTGGTGTTAGTGCCTTTGGGAATGGCTTGTACTGTCTGAATTTAATAACCTTACCGCCATTCTTTGGAATTGGTCTCTTCTGTGCAAACTGGTCGTGAATTAGCTGCGGACCTGTAAGTCTGATAAGGTTCTTATCGTAGTACTCCTTCATATCCGGCGACAGATTGCTATCTGTAGTGATATTTGTGTTTGGATTTCCGAAAAGGAAATAGTCTCTAACGTTCATTGTTCCTCCTTCCTCAGTTAGAAGGTAACGGTTTCACCTCTAGCTACTCGCTTATTGATTCTATCCATATCTTCGTTACTGAGATTGCTAATGTTCTTCTTGACCTTTAGCGGAGCTTTAGACTGCATGCCGTTTTCGCGCGGCCTCAAGCCTCTTGCTCTCACTGTGTCAATAGTGTTCTTCCTGGTTTCCTTGGTAGCCATCTGAATAGCTCCAGAGATTAGCTCCTGTATATGTGCTGCTTCAAAAGCTTTTCTTACACTCATTCCAGATTCAAGGTAGCTCATGAATTCAGGATTCTCGCTAGCCTCTTTCTTAAGGTTGAAGTGTGGATACACATTTCTTAGTTCAGCGGATTCTGATTCCCACTGCTCGTACAGTGCGTCTGCTTGCTCTTTAGCAGCTCTTTTTCTCTGTTCTGCTTCAAGCCTTCTGTTTTCCGCCTCGAGTTTCTTCTGGTACTTGTACTGTTCAACCGATAGCCCTTCTCTTTCTGCTCTTTCTTCTAACAGTTCGCCATCTTTCGCGATTGCCTCTTTGAGTCCGCTAAGATTACCAGGCTCGATATCGTACTTGTCATACAGTACAAACAGCGCGTCTTCATATTCACCAAGTCTATTCCTATCCGCCTCTGCGTTCTTGAATCTCTTTGAAAGCGTATCCTTAACGCGCGCATCGTATAAGTCTTTATACTTTCCTTTGATTAGTTCTTCGAACTCTGCAGATAGGTCTTTGGGTTCATCGGCGTTTTCACCCTCTGATGGTTCATCGTCTGCTTCTTCGCTATCGTCATAGCTGTTATCAAACAAATCATCATCTTTCTTTTCTTCAAGGGCTGTGCCCTCTTCAGCACTGGTAGCGACACCAGCATTACCGCTTGTTCCTTCGCCGCCCTCTCCATCGAAGAGGTAAAAATCTCTATATGTCATTGTTCCTCCTGCGGCTTACCCGCGAGCATTTATCTTTACGGATTCATAATATAAAAAATTTATTTATTATTCGACTACGGCATAATCACTTTGATATTTTTTGGATATCCCTCTTCAAGAATCGTTAACATTTTGCATGCAAATGTATATATGATTCTTGCGTATATCATTTCGTTTACATTGTTTGGATGTGATGTAAAGCTGATTACTACATCGCCTGGATTAATATCGATTGAGCTTTCTAATCTTTCGACCATATCCGACACTGTATGCACCAGCGTGCTAATCGCAAAGCACACGTGACTTTCGTCCGCGTGCTCTTTGATATCTAGTGCATACGTGATTTTGCCTTGTTCATCTCTCTTACTCGTCAGTTTTGCTGATGTCATGACCTTCTCCTACGCTTGCCTGGTTACTTGCTCTATCTCTGATGTTTGCCGCTCTAGTGTTTACCGGTCTATCTATACCGCGCCTAGCCTCATATGCAGCAGCGTTTAACTGCGGTGCTACTTCCATTCCTAGAGCCTGCTGTACCTGCGATGTGAATTCGCCTGCTCCAACTGTCTGGTCTAGCATTCCTGCCATCTGCATGGCGATGCCAGCTAACTGATTCAGTTTTTCATTTAGATTTCCGTTTTCTCCTACCTTCCTGCGGAGTTCTTCCACTCCTTCAAAATCCATAGCGTCTAGCAGCATTCCAGCTTGTACATAGTTATTAGGGTTGAATACACCCATGCCGTACAGCTCTTTGACTGTCTCATTCTGCGACGCTCTATTAAACGCATTCTTTTTAGCTGCGGAAATTTTAACATCGAATATAGGTTTCTTTACGATTTCTGGCTGTCCTGTAACGTCGTCAATTGTTGTTTCCTTTAGCAGCGAATTTTCAAAGCTGATAAATTCGTATGATCCGCCCTCTCCGTCAATTCTGAAACAACGAGGCTCATCATAGAACTGCCTGATTAATTCTATAATCTGCTTAACCAATCTCACGTACGCCCTATATGAACCACCTATCATGTCGCGAGATAGTTTAGAGCCTGCCTCTTGCAATGCTGCAATGGCGCTTGCTGCCGTTACACCTGCGGCCGTACTTCCCTGCGAGAAGTCACGATTGCCCGAGGTTTCTTTTAGCTCCTCTTTTTTCATCTCGAGGTAATTCATGACCATTGACGGTAGCGGCGTTGTTTGAAATTGTTTGATATTTCCTTCTTCAATTCTGCCGTTTACCTCAAAGAAGTCTTGTGAATAATCAGCTACTTGCTCTGGGTTTACTCCTGAATTCTTGTTAATAGCCCATCTTGGTTTGCCAACAAGAGCAGCATTCTTTGCGACGATCTGATCCATCTTGTTTATAACCATCTGTGGAGACTTCATAACGTCGATATATCCGAAGCCTAGCATTTCAGATTCAACTGGGAATAAGTTATCCACAACAAATGGGTATTCGCCTGAAATGTAATATCCGCTCTCTAGGTACTCTTCGCAGTTCTCGGATGCAAAGAGTACGTGACCGTCTATAAATTTGCAGTAGTGAACAATCGTTCTACCCTCAACAGTCTGCTTATAGTACCAGTCATAAACAACTGTTCTGTTAGATGCTGAATCGTCACGCTCTGTATCGTACTTCACGATTTCAGCACCTGCAGAATTTGATAGCACGCCTTCTAAGTCTGGGTACATCCCTACGAGGATATCGTTATCCACAGCGTCTATCAGGAAGATATTCGGTGAATCCTGGATATATTTAATTCCTGGCTCCCATAACAGATTTAGAACATCTATTTGTTTTACGGCAATATCACCAGCGCCGTTATCTCTTGTGTTATCCCAGTATGTAGCGTATACACAAAATCCTTGTTTTAGCTTGTACCACCATGCATCACTATATATCTGCTGGAAGTCGCAGTTATCTAGTATGCACGGAACAATCTTTGATAGTGACAATGCAGAACCTTTGTCACTCTCTTCACGTGGCAGTAGGTTAGGCATAGGATAATTATCCATAGCATCAGCATGTTTATTAGCAAGTGAATTGAACATCCATGCACTTTCAGGCTTTGGATCGTTTTCTTTTCCTTGTGCATCGCCTATGACTTCCCACTGTTTGAATTGCCACCATTTTTCGTTTTCAACAATACGCTTTTTGAACTTCTCAAGATTCTGCTTGTACTTTTCATATGTGTTTTTCGCCTCTCCTATAACCTCTTCATCAATGATTCCTTTTCGGCCATAGTTCGGGTCCCACTCTTTGCCTTCATCTTCGTTAAAGGCTCCGTATTCTGCTTCCGGCTCTTCCTTTGCATCTAGTGATGTTGGCTCTGGTTCCTGCTCTATATAGTCTGGCTCTTCCTCTTCATCTTCGATAGGTTCTTCGGCTGCTTTCTTTGGGTCTATTCCTAGCCTCTTCATTAGCTGTTTATCTCCCTCGGCTTGCGCGGGATCTTCTTCGGGCTCGTCATCTTCTGGCTGTTTCTGGTCTCTTAATGGCTTAGCCTTTTCAACTTCTTTAGCGTTTTGCTCTTTTAGTTTCTTCTTCTTGTCTTTCATATTCGCTCCTTACATGTATTTGAAAAAGTCGTATCGTCCTAGCTGTGCTGGAATCACATTTAACGGGTCGTGTGTTCCGTCTGTTCCCTCGTATAGCTTTGCTCTGGCATCTCGTCGCTCATTTATAGGTGACTCCATGCATACATATCTCCATTCGTCGTATATATGATCTTCCATTTCGGTATTTATATCTTCTACCTTGGTTTCGCTGTAAATTAGTTCTGGCACTGTTCTTATGAAGTCCTTGCAATTCGAAAAACAGTAGAACATTGGTATTCCGTTCTCGTCAAAAGCTAATCTATAGTGACACTGCATTTTACCAGGTATGCGCGTGTGGTCTCCTTTATCCCAGTACACACCAGCTTCCATGAACGAATCGGCTATTGATTTACCGCCATTTTCTTGGAATATTGCAGGGTCTGCAACTGCTGATATAGTTCTGCCTTTTAGGTTTGGGTCTGAATCCTCAATTTCTTTTATCGCCTTCGCAATCTTTTCGGTAGTCCACTTGACGCCAGTATTTGGCTGGTCTGTACAGCCGTATAGTTCGTTGATTCTATATAGTCTATTGTCGTTATCTACTGCGTACCAACCTACGCTAAACGGTTTCGAATATCCCCAGTCAAAACCTCTAAATATTCTCCATGTTTCCGGAATCTTGAACGGACTTATAACATGAGTCCATTTACGGTCTAAATAGTGTTCTATCTCGTCATTCCATTCTGTGAATACTTGTCCGCTAAATGAATTCCAGTCTCCGTACAGCAGTGCTTTTTTGTCTGCCTCCGGGAGCATAGCTAAATTTGCGATATAGTACGGATCGTTTTCTAATAGCTTTTTGTTATCAAAGACCGTTGATGGTACAAACATACGGCTACGTACGCGCTCTATAAGTTCACCTGTTGGGGTAACGATTTTATATACGCCCTTGATACGCGTCATAGGCGGCGCAGGTGTTATAAATCTCTTTTTTACCCACCCATGACCAACTCCACCAGGGTTTGCGCTAGCTCTTATATATACCCTCGTTCCTGGTGCTGTCGGTCTATTACGTGACATTAAATACATGTACTGCGTACGTGTGAAATGTGTTAGCTCGTCAAATGCGATAAAGTCGTATGCCTTACCTTGATAGTTATATTTATCTATTTCTCTCTGCAGATTCCCAAAATATATTTTTGCTCCGCTCCCAAACTTCCAAACGTATTTCGATTCGTTAAATTTCGCACTTGGAAAGGCTTTTGAATATAGATTTATGGATCTATCCATAAGCTCCGAGAGCTGCGGAAATGTACGCCTTAAGATTAGCCCTTTATAGCTTGGTATATGCACCTGTCTTAGTGCTTCGCATAATATAGCGTCGCTTTTTCCGCCTCCGGCTGCACCGCCATATAACACTTCGTATTCAGGGCGGCTCATGAATACTTTTTGGCGCGGCTGCGGCTCCCATGCTATTTTCATTCTTCTACCTCCGCAACCTCTTCATCACTTAAGTTAACAAGTACGATGCTTTCTGCCTCTTCAACGCTGATATTTTTGTTTTCTGCCTCGGCTTCAAGCAGCTTAACTTTTCTTTCTTCGAGTCTAATTCTTTTCTTTGCAAGCTTAAGATCTTCCTTTTCTTGGAATGTAAGAATAGTCTCCATTGACCGCCTCATTTTTTCAATTGCTTGTAAAGCGTTTGCAGCATCTTTTACCTGTTTAAAATCTGTTCGCTTAAATTTTTTCTCAACAGTTTTCTTTGATACTGGAAAGCCATCTGAATTGTATTCAGTTTCTTCAACCAGATATCTATTGAACTGCTTTGGATCTAAAAGAGCGTCACTCATTATATTAGACAAGTTATGTACTATGCCTATTTCTTTAGACAAGTCTATAGATTCTAGTTTAGATACGCGCTCTACAGCTTTTCCGACAGTATCTGATACATACTTCCTGCGCTTTTCTTTCCACTCGTGACGGCGTGCGTATTCCGAAATAGTACGCGCTGATGTTTGGTATTTAGTAGCTAGTTTTGCGTATGATGTATTTGTTGTTATGTATTCTACTTCGAGCTTGTTCCAATCCATGATTTCCTCCAGCTTTATTATGCCTATTGATATGCGTTTTTTCGCCTGCTTCAAAATTTTTAAAAAAGTTTTGAAAAGGTGTTGACAAGGTGTTAATGTGGTGGTATACTTTAGACAAGCTAAAGGAAGAGGTAAGTAAAACATGGATAAACGAACAGCACACATACACTTAAAAACTACCCCAAGAATTAAAGAAGCTGCCACAGAACTAGCAGCAAAGGAAGGTAGAACGCTAAGCAACTTTATAGAATCTCTGTTAGTTGAGCAGATTCAAAAAAACAAAAAATAAAAAATCGAGCCGTTGGAGCGGCTCGAACACCCTAAAAATTACCACCCCTGATAATTAAAAGGAGCTATAATTATGTTAAACGAAATTACAAAGAAAATCAACTGCAAAGAATATCTGAACTCGCTAGATTGCTGGTATGGAATTAGACCAAACGGTGAAGAGTATTACACGGCTTACTGGTTCATGAAAGATTCTGACGGAGTGTCATCCGTTCCATATGCAGGAGATCTTGAAAACGGTGTGCGCATTGGAGCTTTTGAAACTAAAGAAAACGCAATCGATAAAATAAAATCGTCTGCTGCGCCCGATAAGGCTATAGTGTTATATGAGCGTGAGAGTGCAGAGATTGGCAGCGAACTATATTTCTCGTTCGTGCCACAAGAAATTATAAAAGCAGCCTAAACTAAAACGAGGGTAGCCCCTCGTTTTTTTCTTGCTTAAAAATAGCTCCACCCTGTAGCACCTAGCTCTATTCCTACCTGAGCGTTAATCATTATGAATATAATACCGTCCATCAATGCGTTCATTTCTTTTCCACCTTTCCGCTTTTTGCATCAAAAATTAATTCGCTATCTCTATACTTATCCACAAGCTCGCTAATATCTGTCATGCTAAGATTATTCTTGTGCATTAATGCAAGAATTGTTTTTTCATTGATTGCTACCTTTTTTCTATCTAGCATGAGCTGCCTAGTGAGTCTGTTTATATCTTTTGTTTTGATTTCGAGAGCACTCTCGTAATTTTCTTTGAGTTTCTTTTGGTTATTCTTTTCTCTAGCTAATCTCCAAACAAGCGTGGATATTTGATTTCTCATTTCATCAGCATAAACCTCATGCAATCTTAATTCTAAATCTGGGGAATCTTGATAGATTTCGTAGCACTCAAAAAGCCTTTTGGCGTACCTGCATTCCGTGCCACCTTCTTCACATTTTTCAATCTGTTTTCGGTGTTTTTTCTTTGTGTCAAAAAAATGCATGCAGCCCTCACATGTGATTGTGTTTTCTTTATGCGCCATAAAAAAAGGGCATTTAATGTAATAGCTCATCATTCCCTCCTCATTCTGATTAGCACGCTAAATCCGAGGCCGTCCCCTGGATCTTCCGAAAAGAATCCGACCTGCCTGCCGTCGTGTTCAACTATGCAATCTGTGAATACGTATTTAGTTTTATTATTTTTATTTATTAACTTTGAAATAAATCTTCCGTCTCCTGGATCGTTTATGATTCTCTCTACTTGCCCCCTTGTAAATGTTCTATCCGAAACAATCGGTTCTGGTTTTTTTAAACCTAAAGAACCGCCCCAGCATCTTTTACTTTTTCCTTGCCTTGCCATATACAAGGCTTTTCCTGTAATTCCTGTTTCGCTAAATCTAAGTTTATCTGTATTACAGTATCCGGCTTTCCACTTTTTTTCTAGAACATCTCTATCTGCCCCTTTAAAAATCATGTGGATGTGGCATCTTGCTTTTGAACCTGTATCATCTCCTTTGTGATTTGAAATTACATATACAAATTCAACATCTTCTTTTCCACGCTTTGCCATTTCGTATCTAACGCGGCGCGCATAGTTTCTAACGTCTCTTAATGCCTCATCTCTGTTAGCCGGAAGATGTGCATCATCGTATGTAGCGTCTACGCTGTAATCACCCTCAGTGAAATTAAGATTGCACAGCCTTGCAAAATATCTCTGTGCTCTTTTAGAGTTGAGATTTTTTTGTGCCGGTGTAGATTCTTTTACCTTCCTTGCTCTCTCATATTTTCTTTTTCTTGGCGATACATTAAATATTTCTATTTCTTGATAATTTCCGCAGTTATATTTTTTAGTTCTAATCATATCTATATTTTCGCTAACTTGTTAATACTCAATTGAACTTTTAAACCAGCTCGTAGCTGGTGATTGTTTTCTCGTTTTTTATGTTTTCTTCTTATATATATGAGGCGGCGAATATGACTACTTAATTATGTTGTGCTCTTATATGTATATTTATTTTCAGAAAGGATCTTTATGTTCGCCGCCGTCATAGCAATTTAGTTATATGAGTATCCAGTATAGGATCACTAGGCATCCTGCAGAGATAAGTAAATCTGCTGCTAGATATAGTTTGTTTGCTTTTTCCATTTTGTTTAGCGCAGTGAATAGCAGCGCATTAACTCCTGCTATAATTCCTAATATCCATAATGTAAGTATTAAGTCGATCATTTTTTACTCCTATATATATGAAGTAGCGGACGTTGGTTTGAGAGATTATCATTTTTACATCATTGTTTGCCTTATAAAAATAACTTATGGTGTCCGCTACTTACATAACGTATTATTAGATTTTGTCTATTCTCACTTATATGGATTTGGCAGCGGCATCCATGCAGTAACTTCATCCACATTTCCGCCCGTGCCGGACAAATAGACTTCCCCACTTATAGCTTCGTCAAATCCATCTATCCACACATCAATTCCATCTGTTACGATTACATCTTCGTTATATTCTGGTAAGTTTTCGATTATATACATCCACTTATGTTTGGTGTACTCTTCATCTTCTGGTGTTAGTTCTTTGAAGATAATTTCATTCCACTCTGGTATTACGTTATATGCTTCCATGTCTAACCTCTTCATTAATAATTCATATATAGCGTTTCAACTCTTCGCTTTGAACACTCGGCTGTTGTTGACTTGTGTTTTTTTCTCCAATCTTTTAGCTGCTCGTCATAAATCTCGTTTTCATATGCAGAGATCATGATTTTGCAGCTACTTTCTTTGGCGATTTTTAGCAGCTTCATATGCTGCTCGTCTGTCATTTCGTGATTGTAAAGGTACTTCTTCCTTGTATCCTGCAGATACGGTGGGTCTATGTATATAAAAGTGTCTTTGCCATATAGGTCGCTAATAAGTTCGAGTGCATCCTTATGCTCAATCTGTGCGTTTTTCAAACGCTCGGCCGCAAGTTGTATCGTTTTAGGAAGCCCTGCCCACGCTTTTGCGGGGTTGGGGCTTGTTGCTCCTATGCCTCTCCTGTAGCCGTTTTTGTACTTGTTTCCACACCCGAAGCCCTGCCAACATTTCACCGCAAATCTGCGTGCACGCTCTAGGTCTGATACAGATTCGTCCATATATGCGGTCGAGTATTCCGCGCGTGAGTATGGTGTAGCCTCTATCAATCTGCAGAGTTCTTCTGATTGCTCCCGTACGACTTTGAAAAAGTTATAGATATCATCGTCGAGATCGTTCAGGATCTCGTTATATGCAGGTTCTTTATTCAAGAACACTGCTGCGCTTCCTAGGAACGGTTCGCAGTACACTTTGTGAGGTGGTATGTGACTCACTATCCACGGAGCTAATCGGTTCTTTGCTCCGGGATATTTCAACAGTGTTTTCATAATTTTTTCTCCTATCACTCGTACTACATTTACAGTTACGCCGTTTCCAGCTTGCTTGTACAATTGACTATTACTATTTACGAATTCTGCTCTTTCGTAATAATTGTCTGTCCATCCTTGAAGGCGGAAGCTTTCTCTCGGTGTCAGTTTTCTAATTGTAAGATAGCAATTGTATTTCTCGCTCCACACCGCCCAAACATCTTTTTCTTCATCCACCTTTATCGCAATTCCGTGTTGGTCTTGCGTTGTTAGGGTAAACATATCTTCCCCGGCTTCCTTGCACCTTCTTCCGTTTTGGCGCTTCTCTTTCCTGAACGGTGTTAGTACAGGAATTGCAATTGCTGTTGCCTCGTTTCTTCTATTTGAAACTCCGCGATCTTTCGTCGTAAGACAGTTCGCAATTTGCAGCTCTTGTAATTTGTTTGATGATTTATCAACGCCAAATGCATATAGCCCTGTTTTCGCACCAACTCCACCAGCTTGTGCGTTCTGCGTGCAAGCGATTCCATTGCTGTCATACACTCGATGCGCTTGTGCTCCGCCAATTAATTGCCTTGTACTATTTTCTCCGCCATTTCCCGTGATAGGAAATATTTGTCGTCTACTTCTTCCTCGATAACATCCAACAACGTATATGCGCTCCCTATTTTGTGGAACGAACCATCTTGAATTGACAATTTGCCATTCTGCATCGTACCCGAGTCGGTCCATTTCAGAGAGGATTGACAAAAAGTCGAGTCCTCTGCCAGCAGACAGCATTCCTTTAACATTTTCATAGATAAGCCATGTGGGTCTATCTTCTTCTTCTGTTTCTTCCAAGATTCTAAAAATCTCTCGCACAAGGCTGCTTCTGTCTCCTGCGAGCCCTGCTCGCCTGCCTGCAATTGAGAAGTCTTGGCATGGCGCTCCGAAAGTCCAGCAGTCGGCTCTTGGAATATTGGTAGAGTTAACTGCTCGAACATCTCTTGCGTACCATTCTCCATTGAGGTATTCACTTTTCAAAATCTCCTTCTGTCTTTTCTTTTTATCTAGTTCGCTAAGGCGCGTTCGTTGCTCTTCCGTTATGGTGTGCATAGACCTGTAACTAGCTTCCGCAAATTTGTCGAATTCGCAGTGCCCTATGCATTCATGTCCTGCAAGCTCTAGTCCTCTTGTGAACCCCCCCACTCCAGAGAAAAAGTCTATAAATTTCATCTTAGTAGTTTCCTATCACAAATTTTGCTAGCTCCTGATATTCATCTTCTGTTAGCATTGCTCTTTTAAGCGGTGTTCCATCTTTGTCAAAAGTTCGTATTTCGTATCCTGGTTCTTTTCCATACCAGGATATTTTTATAAGTTTCTTTTTTCTGCCCTTGCTATCTGTCGATAGAGTGGCTAGTTCTTCTATGATTTTGTAGTCCATTTGCTATTCCTTGTTAACTGTCTCTTTAATGCATCAGCACACGCCTTACATAGAACGTGTACTTCTTGCTTTCCGTCTGAATTTTCTAGTGTAAGTATTTCTCGCTTCTCTCTTGCGGTACCGCAACCGCAAAGCTCACAGTAGTTTATATTCATTGCTTCTCCTATATGTAGTGCACATCAATTCCATACTGTCTAGCTGCCGTTTCTTCAATTCGGCAGCCTCTAGCTTCTAGCCAATCATGCGCGAATACTGCCATATCCGCAGTAGATAGTAGTTTTAATGATTCCGCCAGATAGTATAGTGATTCCGATTTCACATTCTTATTTTTGATTTCTTTTTCAACCTTGTTTTTATCTAGCACCGAATCTATAAAGGTAGCCGCAGGATTAATTTCTCTCTTAATTCTTTCTTTAATCATTGTTCTTTCTGCAGCTATTTCTACATCTGTTTTGCCAGCCATTGGCTGTGAGATAAAAAATAGTTTAGGTAGCTTTGTGTTTAATTTTTCTTCAATGTACGCATCCATTGTTATTTCATCGTTTGTTTCGTAACTCATGCTTATCTCCTTAAAACATTTCTGGTTCTTCGCCTTCCCTGGCGCGTATTTTTTCATATTCTTCTTCTCTAGCGTTTATCTCCGCTTTTAGGTTTTCGTTAACTTGTTCAATCATTCTTCTTGTTGTGGTGCTTACTTTTTTAGCAATATCTTCATTTTTAGAAATTGTTCTTTCAGCAGTCCTATTCGCATATACCAGCATTCGCATTTTTTCTCTTCCTGCTGGATCGTAGGTGCAGCGCCAATCATTACAGTATTCGCATTCATTACAACATTTACCACAGATGGTCCCCTTAATTCGCCTGCACCAGCGAAACGACCTATTGTCATTTGGTGCTCCGTGTTCATGTCCGCACCTGTCACACACACATCCTACGTTTACCATCTTTTCCTATCTACTTCCTCTAAGATTCCTGCTATTTCTTTTCTAACTTCCTCTAGCTCCTCATAAGTCATTCTGAGATAGCCATTTGACACACTCAGGATTAAGAATTCTTCCTTGTTTGCTACATAAGCAAATCCTTTTTTTCACAGACTCGTACGTTAATGTGTCATCTATTGAATCTGCCTTATGTAGGATTTGATTTACATTTAGATTTATATTTGGGATGGTTGTCGTTGATTTCCATCTACTCATAAATAATTCCTTCCTATAAGGATCATCCAGTCATTACGTGCTTGCTCTGGTGTCATTCCTTCGTCCATTTTTTCTTCTTCGTATTTCTTTTGATAAAAGCGTCTTAGTTTGATGTTTTCTTCTTGTGCCCACTTGCTGCAGTTCATATGCAGCTCTTCGTGGTGCTTATGGCACACGTCCACTTGAAAGCCTAGATCTATACTTATTTGGCGGTTAGACCCTCCGAAAACCTCATGTCTTTCTGCGTAAGGTTTTCCGCAATACGCGCAAAATCTACTTGCTTTATCCTTATATCCGTTTTGTTTCTTCTTTTTCTTCCTGGTCTGCGGCTTTGGAAAAGCACATGTTTTGTAATAATCCATCATTTGGCTAGTCTCCTAATCGAATGTAATTGTTCGCAATTCTTCATCGCTCCAAGGTTCTATATTTGACAACACACTATTTTCTTCGCATACTTCTAGTCTAGGTTCTTCATGACCAGTAAACTCTCTAGTAATAGCTGATTCGGATACAATTCCTTTAAAATATTTTCTTCGTCTTTCAATATCCATGTCGCGCCTCTCTTTGTACAGTTACCTTGCCATTCATGCGTTTAAGATTTACATATCCATCTGATGTTGTTATTTTTGCTCCTGCAATCGTACCGCTGTCGACCATTTCATGCGCTAGCTTAATCACTTTGATAATGCAAGGTTCAATAGGTTTAAACTTATCCACGTTTAACCTCGCTTTTATCTGCACCCTAGCGCATATAGAAATATGTGCAGCATAGGAAATAGCAGTGATAAACAGATAGTTCCGATTAGGTTTATTACCTTGAAGTTACCTTCCTCGTCCGAAAATATGTCTTTGAATAACTCTTTATTGCTCATTACATGCTCCTGTTCTTGTAGATTTTGTCTGCTACATCCCCTGCAAAATATTTCTTGCTTCTTCCGTCCGGCAAGCACTCAACGCCATTCATTAGGTCTCTTACACTTGCACGGCTAATTTTTAGATATCTTGATATATCTGATATAGTCGGAAAGCTACCATATTCTTTTTTAAGATCGTTTAATATTGCTTGCCTATCCATTTTTATTCCTCTTCGTGTTTGGATCTTTCTATATCGAATCCATCTGGGTATCTTAACTTTAACTTTGCTAGATTGAGTTTTGCGACTGATTCTAGTGGCACACCTGCGTTATATGCGGTTATGGATAAGTACCAAAGAACATCACCTAGTTCATCAATTAGTTCTCCCACATCCGCATCGTGCTTTCTAAATGTAGCCTTGTTGATTTTGCCTACTACTTCTCCGATTTCTTCGCACATTCCCATTACAGATTCAATTACGCCTACTTTTTTTCCTGTTCGCAGCGTTTCATGCTGATAGTCATTTAGCGTCATCTTCTGTTCATAGTTAATCTTTGCAATTAAGAATCTCGGTAGTTCTTCTTCCGGGATATCCTGGATATCTACGCGCAGTGCCTTATCTCCGTATGACAGTAGGACTTCGTCCTTATCTGGTGTAACGATTATCATGTCGAGGTCCTTGCATGTATTCATTGCGTGTAGGGTGTCTCTTATTGCTGTACAGATAATTTGTCTTGTGGTGTTTGTATCCATTATGTTTTTCTCCTATTTTTCTGAGTTGTTTAATATATAATCTCCTTACAGGCTGTTGTAGTAGCCGAGTTTTCAGAAAGGAGATTGTTTAAAATGGCTTGTGATTACGAACTAACCTTGCAGATCGCTAAAGACATTACCGTTGCTGCACTATCCGTATCGAACGTCACCTTTACGGGTAAAGAAGATGGCGAAGTTATCGGAGAGATGTTTACAGAAATCCACAAGGCTGTTGTTGAGGCTAATGAGGCTGTTATTTTAAAAAATCAAAATCTCTCTTATTAGCCTTTAATTCTCAGTTTTGCAAGAGGCTCGACTAGCTGTGCAATTTCTCTTGTACACGCGCCCTTTGACAGTTGAGCCTTTATTTCATCAGCTAGCAACTCTTGTATCTCAGCAACAATTCGAGCTTCTTTTAGTACATAATCTGAAAGAGTTATATTTTTTCCTACATATCCAGAACGCCTATTAGCCGTTATTTCTTCAATTCTCTTTTTGGCATTGCGTAACTCTTCCCTTGTACGAGCTAGTTCAATCTTGGTTTTTTCTAGCGTTTTTTCTGTGGCTCTTAATTTAATGATTGGTGATTCCATTTCACTTTCCTTTCTTAAACCTCTTCAATTTTATCTGTCTACATGAAATATTTTCAAGTAGAGTATAAAAAAATTTAAAATTTAAACTCATCTATTGAAATTCCACATAATTTTGCAATCTTTAAAGCATCCTTCATTTTTACTTTAGAGAAATCGTTCTCCCACGAATTATAAGTTTGTGTAGAAATTCCGAGCTTTTCAGCCATTTCTGCTTGAGTTAAACCGAGCCTAGCTCTCAACTCTTTTAGCGAGTATTTCATATTTTCCTCACCGTTCCTTTCTTGATATTGAATCCTTATTGTCACAACCTTACATGAAATAATTTCAAGTGTCAATAGCTTATTTGAAATTATTTCAATCTTTTTTGTTTTTTTATCAACTTTGCTTGATTTTATTTCTACTTCGTATATAATGAACGCACACATAAACCAGTTAGGATTAAGGAGTTGTTTATGAGCTTTTCAAATAATATAAGATTTTTAAGAAAGCAAAGAAATCTAACTCAAGAGGAGCTTGCGGAGATGGTCGGTTATAAATCTTTTACTACTATTCAGAAATGGGAGACAGGCGATTCAGAACCTAATATGGGAGTATTGAGGCAACTTGCCGATATATTTCACCTTTCCATCAGCGAATTAGTGGAAACAGATTTAGAGAGCAAAGCAACCTCTCGTCCTCTTCCATCGAATATCATTTTGCCTTCAGCACACAAACTCCCTATTATGGGTACTATATGCGCAGGAGATGGTGTTGTATGCGAAGATGATTACCAGGGTACGTTTATAGTAGATATAGATGTTAAAGCGGATTACTGCCTGAGGGTACATGGCGACAGTATGATTGGTGCCAATATCTATGATGGAGATATCGTCTTTATTTCAAAGTCTTATGATTTTGTTCAAGATCAAATATATGCAATTGAAAGATTAGATTACAACGAAGCTTCTTTAAAGAGAGTTACGCAGGATGGCGACACGTTGATACTTAACCCTTGTAATCCTGAGTATCATGCGATGGTTACTGACTACGAAGAAGTGAGAATAATCGGGCGATGTGTCGGAGTGCTACATAAATATGTATAGGAGGTTTATATGGAAGGTTTCGGTAACATTATTCTATATGAGATTGAAAATAAGCAAGAGACTGTTTCTGTTACATTTAAAGATGAAACCTTTTGGTTAACTCAAAAGGCTATGTCTGAGTTATTCGGTTGTTCTTCAGATAACATATCTTTGCATTTAAAAAATATATTCTCTGAAGGCGAATTAATAAAGGATTCAGTTACCGAGAAATTCTCGGCAACTGCTTCAGATGGAAAAAACTATTTAACGCAGTTCTATAATCTCGACGCTATTATTGCTGTAGGATATAGGGTCAATTCAAAGCAAGCTACTCGTTTTCGTCAATGGGCAACTGCCACACTTAAAGAATATATTACTAAAGGTTTCGTACTAAACGATGATATGTTGAAGAACGGAAAGCCTTTCGGTAAGGATTATTTTAAAGAGCTTCTCGAAAGAGTTCGTTCCATTCGTGCCAGCGAAAGAAGAATATATCAGCAAATAACTGACATATATGCAGAATGCAGCATAGACTACGATAGGCAGTCCCCTACTACAAATGATTTCTATGCTATGATTCAAAACAAATTCCATTATGCCATTACTGGTAAAACCGCAGCTGAAATCATATATTCAAATGCTGATCATACGAAGGATCATATGGGACTTACTACTTGGAAAAATGCTCCGGATGGACGGATATTAAAAAAAGATGTTTCTGTTGCAAAAAATTATCTTTCTCAAGAAGAAATACGAAGGTTAGAAAGGACTGTTTCTGGATATTTTGACTATATAGAAGATTTAATTGAGCGTGAAAATACGTTTACGATGGAAGAGTTCGTAAATAGCGTTAATGCGTTTCTTGCATTTCGTAAGTATGATATTCTGCACGACAAAGGAAGGATTTCAAACAAGGCAGCTGTTAACAAAGCTAATGAAGAATTTGATATATACAATAAGGATCAGAAAATCTTTTCGGACTTTGATAAGGAAATAAAAAAACTTAAATAACACTGCGTATTATATTTGCAATTAAACCATCGCGGTAACCTCACCGCATTGGTTATTGCTCGTGATTTGCTCGTGATTTTGTCAATTTGGTATTGTGCTTCGTTGGCTAAATGCTTGAATTTCAATGGATATATTTTTTCTTTATGCTCGTGATTTGAAAGGTGGTATTAACATGGGTAGCACATCAGAGAAAATTAAATGGGCGCTATTTGATTACATATTCCCTACAGCATTTATGTTCTTGGCTATATTTAAGCCGGAATATTATGTTTTATCGGCTAACTATCTTGTGTTTGCTATGCTCACTGTCGGTTTTTTTAATTCGCAAGGTCCATTTCTTTATATGTTTATATTTCCTGTGTGTGGGCTTTTCATAATTCCTGGATATTGGCACCTAATTAATTTTAATTATGAACTTTTTGCAACAGTAGGAGGTCTTGCCTGCTTCCCTGTTGGTTCTTTTTTAATTAATAGTTATGCTGCGAGGGCTTGATGAAAAGATATAAATTTACAAAAACATTTACATATGATGGTAAGCGGTATTACATCCGGGCAAACTCCGAGCTAGAACTTGGAATGAAATATCAGAAAAGGCTCGAGGATCTTAAGGCTAACCATGTGATTATTAATTCTAATATGACACTTGGAGACTGGGCAAGGAAATGCGTTGAGACTTACAAGACTAGTTCTAGCGAAGATGCTCGCGATAGGTATTTAGATTTTACAGAGAAATATATAGTTAGTGAGATTGGTCATTATAAGCTTAAGGACGTACGCCCTATAATGTGCCAATCTCTTATTAATAAGTATGAGGGTATGAGTAAATACACTATAGGACAAGTGTATCAGAAACTTAATTTCATATTTAGAAAAGCTGTGGATAATGGTTTGATTAATTCTAATCCGGCTGCAGATATATCTAAGCCTACAGGTACCTTGAATAAAAGGCGCTCACTATCCGCTGAGGAACAGGAAGTATTTGTTAAGTGTGCTTTAAAGCACCAGTACGCTATATACTTTATGCTTATTTATCTATGTGGCTGCCGTCCTTCCGAGGCAGCGAGGGTAAAGTATGAAGATATAGTCATCAGTAAAGAACGCAAGTACATTCATGTTCGAGGAACCAAGAGTGCAGCGGCCGATAGATATGTACCACTCCCAGATATGCTAGATGATTTGCTTACCGGATCTACCGGCTATTTAATCACCACATCACAGAATAATACGTTATCCCATAAAAAGAGATTGTTTGCCTGGAAAAGCCTTGTACGAGATATAAATATAGAGATGGGATGCAAAATGTATAGGAACCAGCTTATACCACCTTATCCTTTCGGCGATGATTTATCCACGTATTCACTCAGGCATACGTATTGTACCAATCTGCAGAAGAAAGGTGTTGATATTCGCACCGCTCAATACTTGATGGGTCACTCTGATATTAAGATGACTGCTAATATCTATACACATACAACATTAGACAGTCTAGATGATAGCTGGGATATGATAAACGCAAAGTAAAAGTACACGCTCGTGCGTGTACTTTTTAATAATCGTATTCTTTTGGTAAAACTAAATACCCTTCTTCGTCTCTATATCCGATTACTTCGCATCCTGAAAGGTCTATGTCTATTTCTTTCTTATATTGGTTTATCCCTGCGCTTATCGAGTTACCCACCTTTTCCCAGTCAGAGCGGATATTTTTCGCATCTAAAGACGGATCTAGTCTTTTAACAACTTTATTGTGGGAAGTCGAGTATCTTACCTTCTTGTTTTTATTGAAGAATCTAGAAATCCTATCTTTTAATTTCATGACTGCATATCTCCTTTTGCTATTTATTTTACTTCTATAAAGTAAAAGATACCGCCGCAACGGCGGCATCTCTCAACCGTAATCAGTACGGTTCTCTCTGGCCTTTCCTAGACTTACAGCGCTGGCATTCCGCGAGCGTCTTATCGCTAGGTGCTATTAAGTTTATAGCCTCTTCCGCCTGCTGATCAGTGCAGCGACTACTACTATAAACGCTATATAATAAAGGTCTGCTGTGGGCAATTTCTCGCCCCTAGCTACCGTTATTATCTTGCTACCGCCGTATATGCTAGCTTTTAGGCGGCGCAGAACCACATATTCATGGGTATATGTGGGTAGGGCATCACACTGCCCAGTCCTAAATTAGACATAGAGCCCAAAGGTCATCTATGTACGTTCGATGGTGATTATATATTATATTTTTTCTTGTTTCAACTACGGCAAAGTATAAGGTGCAACACTAGGTGCAACACTTCATATGTCAATTCGTGCCAATTTAGACCATTAGCCATATCATTTGTTGTCTTTTACTTAAATAAAAAAGCCTTATATATGCTTGAAATTACAGCATTTACAAGGCTTTTACTTTTGGAGCTGCTGGCGAGAATCGAACTCGCAACCACTTCATTACGAGTGAAGTGCTCTACCATTGAGCCACAGCAGCATACGAAGTTGCCAATAAAGTATATAATAAAATCATTTACTTATCAATGTTGCATTTTCAAATTTAAATTGCTGCGTGATATAATCAATCAAAGAGTGTGTCACCATTGTCGTGGCAGATATATATTAAAGATTTACAATTGTGAATGAATTGCGAGGTATCCTACCT